GGACACGTAATAGCAGATTGCACAAAAATTTCTTCCCCAACGCACCAATTTTTGTGCAAAATGTCAATAGACACAAAATATAGTGCCCACGCCCCTTAGGGTAGGGGAGTATAGCAATTTTTGCAATGTATAAAGCAACATATACAATCTAGTATGTGGTATACTATATACAATCCATTAAGTAATTGAGATCAAAGAAAGGCTGGTTGACGAAAATGAAAAGTTTATTAACTTCTGTATTAGAAACTGCTAATTTGTTTAGAAAATGTGATAAATATTCGCAAAGTACAATATTAAAAGAGGAATGCGCCGAACTCATTGTAGCTTTGTCGCATTTTGAAAGAAACCGAAAGGGGTCTTTTAATGAGATATTAGAGGAACTATCGCATGTTCTTATATCCTGTTTTGCATTTATAATTTGTGCAGATATTCCAGTGGAGGAGCTTACGGCAGAAGTAGATAAAAAATACAATAAGTATCATTTTTTGAAAGCGAGGTGAAAAAAACCATGAAAAAAGAAGTCGTGATTAAAATTACTTTGACCGATGATAACATTACTCTTGATGGTCAGAACTTGCCAGAACTGACCGAGAACGACATTATTGATAGTATCAAGGTGATTGTCACTCTTGCCAAGACTATGAATCTTATATGGGAAGGAGACTCGACAGATGAAGATGCGTAAATTTATCATTGAGATACACCCCGACGGTACACTGACGTGCTGCGAGTATGAGGACCCAAAGGACGCGGCCAAAGTCCAAAATAAACGCGCATGGCTGGAAGGTTATCAGCAAGCGCTTATTCATTGTGATGATGAACTAAGTAACCTTAAAGCATTTATGGGCTCTTGTTTATCGACCGATCTCGAGTACCAGGGAGCCGTCAAAGTATGCTCTCACATGCGTACTTTCTATCAAAAGTTGTACAATAAGTACATGCAATAAGTCGAAACGGCCATACGGGCCGTCTATCGGGACCGCCCGCCCGGTATTGATAATGACAGGGCACAGAATGAAAGGAGTTTTTATTATGTCTGAAGCAATGACGAAGTCCGAAAACAATGGTGCTACGATGGTGTCCGATGTAATGAACACCGGCGTCGGGTATACTGACATGAATCTTTCTGACCGCTCGGCCGCGGTTGCATTCTACAATGCGACGAGCAACCCCGCCAACAAGCTGAAGGAGCATGTCAACGAGGTTCTGTCGCTGGTGCATGTCTCTGTGGAGTGCGTTGAGGTCAGCAAGGACGACGTCCCCGAGGGCAAAACGATTGCCCCGCGGGTGGTCCTCATTACCGATGACGGGCAGTCGTATTCCTGCGTCTCCGTTGGCGTGTATCAGTCTTTGAAGCGTATGTTTATGCTGCTCGGAACCCCTGACACATGGACGGAGCCGGTGAAGATCAAGCCTGTTCTTATCAGCACCAAAAAAGGTCAGGTTTTGTCTTTGAATCTGGTTTAATCTAACCAATGGCCGCCGCACATGCGGCGGCCATATTTGTTATAGGAGGCCACATGAAAAGTAAAGATAACAGAGTATCCTTGCTGAATTGCGACGACTCCCTGATATATCTTGCATCTGCCATTGTATACAGTGGAGTCTCAAATAAAGATGTTAATTTTTTCTGTTCCGAATGGGCGAAAATCATCTTTAATGGTCTGGGCATCGAAGCAGACCCTCTGGACTGGTATTATATGATTTTAGATAGAAAGGAGCGCAAGAAACATGGCAGCAGGCGCAGCTAAAGCAAGGGCAACCCTTAAATACAGTCCAGAGCTATACACCCCGTACGCTTTGGAGTCGTGGCCTGATAGACAGATGCGCAAAGAATACACTCGCCTGCGTGACATTGCGCAGAAACGTATTAAGCGACTATCAAAAGATCCCATCAGCGGCACCAGCGATGTTTATAAAGAATTTGCCGGAGGTTTTCCGACTCTAAAGGCAATGCGCGGAGACCGAACAGCGTTGGAGCGAGCCTTGGCGGATGTGGCGCGGTTTGTGCGTTCTAAGGGTTCCACCGTGGGCGGGGCGCGTGAGGAGTTCGAACAAAAAATGAAAGTGGGCGGCATTGACATTTCCGATGTTCCCCAGGATCAATACACGGCCCTGTCTGAATGGTGGGAGATCGTAAAGGCATCGGGGGTGTACTATTATCCGTCCGATCAGCCGGTCATGTATTGGCGCGAGAAAGGCGGCTACAACGTCAGTATAGACGATTTTGTAAAGTGGCAGCAAGGTGAGGCTAATTATGGCAAAGAATGGGACTATAGCGAGGGGAGCAGCTCTACCGACCTGCGCGGAGGTTTTGGAGGAGGCTTATAATTATAACCCTGTTCCCTGGCTTATGGAGCACCTAGACCGCAAGCACACAAAAGGCAAAAAGCGCAAAACGAACAAGAAGCGTTTGTATGTAGATATGCCTTGTGCGTTTGATATTGAGACAAGCCGTGTGTGTGTTGACGCCGACGACAACCCCCACACCATTATGTATATCTGGCAATGTCAACTAGGTTTGGATATTACCATTATTGGCAGGACGTGGGATGAGTGGTTAAATTTTACAGGTGCAATTAGCGACTACTTGCAGGCAAACAGTGGCCCGCAGGGCGATTGGTATTTGTGTATGTATGTCCATAATCTTGCCCATGAATTCCAATATCTGTCGGGCGTTTTGGATTTTGGCCCGGGCGATGTGTTTGCCAGCAAGCCCCGGCGCGTTCTGAAATGCGACAACCGCGCTATTGAATATCGGTGCAGTATGAGACACAGTAACTTGTCCCTTGATGCTTGGGGCAAGCAGCTGGGCGCCCCTCATGCCAAATTAACAGGCGCTCTTGATTATTCAAAAAGGCGGTATCCATGGACTCCCCTGACATCTACAGAATTAGCGTATTGCATTAACGATGTTCGGTGCATTGTGGAGTGCCTGTTAATCGAGATGAAGCGAGACGGGGACGACCTGTATACATTACCATTGACGCGCACCGGCTATGTTAGACGGATGGCCCGTGAAGCTATGTACAAATGGGGTATTAGACGGGTCAAGCGCCTTTTGCCGTCGTGGGAATTGTATAAAATGCTGCGCGAGGCATTCCGAGGGGGCGACACTCACGCCAGCCGCTATTATGTGGGGCTGCACTTAGAAAACGTCGGCTCCGTTGACATGTCCAGTGCATACCCCGCCGTACAGTGTGAATGCTATTTCCCTATGACTCCATTTAGGCAGGAATCCGCCACCGTTGGGCGGCTAATGCAATGTATGAGACACGGCAAGGCGTGTTTGATGCGCTTGCAAGTAAAAGGATTGCGCCAGCGCTTTAAGTGGTGGGGATTTCCCTATATCCCCCTTGCGAAGGTTCGGCACTGTGAAGGATACATAAACGACAATGGCCGCTTGCTGTCTGCCGATCATTTTGAAATCACCATTACAGATATAGATTTTAGAATCATTGCCAAAGAATATGATTGGGACGCCCTTAACGTTCTGGACCTTTACACTTCTGATTATGGCAAATTGCCTAAACCGTTGACGGATTGTGTTAAAGAGAGTTACACCGGCAAGACATCCCTTAAAGGTGTAGCCGGTCAAGATTTGTATTATGTTAAGGCCAAGGGCGATCTTAACAGCTATTACGGTATGACCGCGCAGGACCCCTTGCAGCTGGACACACTTTTTGACGAGGATTCCGACAATCTTTGGAGCGAATGCACCGACGACCCAGAGAGCAGTTATAACGAGCACTGCCCCCATTTGTTTCTACCGTACCAATGGGGCGTATGGACTACTGCCCATACTCGCAAGCGCCTAAAAATAGCGCAATGGGCAGCTGGCAAGAATGGCGTGTACTGCGACACTGACAGTGTCAAATATATGGGAAATATTGATTTGTCGGGCTTTAACAAAGCCGTAAAGCAGCTCGCCAAAGATAACGGCGCTTGCGCTACAGACCCAAAAGGCAACACTCATTATATGGGCGTATACGAGCAGGAGCGCAGCTATGCGGAGTTTATGACGTGGGGCGCAAAAAAATACGCAACTACCTATAAAAAAGGTGGGCCTATCACTACTACCATAGCAGGAGTTAGCAAGCGGAAGGGCGGTTTAGAGCTGGCCCTGTGGGGTGGTTTTGAGGTATTTAAGCCTGGGTTTACTTTTTGTTTGGCGGCAGGAAATCAGGTTATTTATAATGATCGCCCCAATGTGCCCGATTTTGTGGTTGACGGGCATACGGTACACATAACAAGAAACCTGTGTATTTGTGATAATACCTATACGTTGGGTATTACTGACGAATACGCAAAGATATTAGGGTATAAGATCATGGAGGTTACATAATGAACAACGCGTTGTTTACAAGCAGAACGGGACTGTGGGAAACTCCACAAGAATTTTTCGATAAGCTAAACCGGGAGTTCGATTTCACATTAGACGCTTGTGCGACACCAGAGAATGCCAAGTGTATAAACTTTTATTCTCCAGAGCAAGACGGCCTGAGCATGCCGTGGAATGGGCGCGTTTGGTGCAATCCGCCGTATGGCAGACAGGTTGGCCAGTGGGTCAAAAAAGCGTATATGAGCGCACAGACCGGGGCTCTTGTGGTGATGCTGCTGCCAGCTAGAACCGACACCGCATGGTTCCATGATTATATTTACCGGAGAGCGGAGATCCGTTTTGTTAGAGGAAGACTAAAGTTTGGAGGAAGCAGAAACAGTGCTCCATTCCCTTCTATGGTATGTGTTTTTAGGGGGGGACAAGATGATTAAACTTTACACCGAAGAAGGTTGGCCTAATTTCTCCGAGGATGACGGCATCTTGTCCACCGGAGCACCCATCATTTTTATATGGGGCGGACGTGGTACCGGCAAGACCTATGGAGCGCTAAAGCACGTCCACCAGACCGGGGAGGAATTTCTGTATCTGCGCCGCACGCCGCAGCAAGCGGAACTTATATGTGCCTCGCCCAGTATGTGGCCGTGGTCTCCATTGAACGACGATTTGCAAACACATTACGCCCCGTTTAAAATACCTAAAATAGCGGGACTGTATGAAGTAGGCAACGCAGGGGCCTACACTGATACAGGGTCTCCCATAAAACCGGCCCGAATGGCCGGAGTTGTGGGAAGTGTCGTCACATTGGCCAGGACCCGCGGTTTCTCAAGCCCCCATACCAATATAATTATTTTGGATGAATACCAGAAAGAAGAGTCCGACTACTATCGGCGAGGCGAGGGCGTGGGCCTTGCTAACATATATGAAACGGTAAACCGTAACCGCGAATTAAAGGGGCAAAAGCCCCTGACGCTGTTATGTATGTCGAACGCTGTTGGCATGGCAAACCCCTATTATATGCAGTGGGAGATCACCGATACAGTAGAAAAGATGATCGGGAAGAAAGAGCGCGTGAAGCTGCTGGCCGATAAAGGCATTTTGCTGATTGATCTTGTGGACAGCCCTATTGCAAAAGAGAAAGCAAATACGGCCCTCTATAGGTCCATGACCGGCACAGATTTTTACAGATCAGCTATCGAGAATCAGTACAGCGCCGAAGAAAAGAGTTTGGTTGTGTCCCGGCCCTTGCGTGAATACTACCCGCTTGTACAAATTGGGCGGTGTTGCATCTACGAACATAAGAGCAGACCACTATATTATGTATGCCGCCACAGGTCTGGCGAGATGCCCACCTATGGCACCGGCGACTATGAGCGAAAACGTTTTAGGGCCGCGTATGGGTACATCTGGCCCGCATACTTGCAGCGGCAACTTGAATTTGAGCGGTACTCGGATGAAATTTTCTTCCGTGAATATTGCGGTACTTGACTTTTTTACGCAGTTGTTATATATTAAAGTTAATCCCCGGTGCCCACAGGCAGCCCCCAGAAGGGGCGGGCAAGCGTCAGCCAGCGCAAGAACCGGGGATTTACTTGTATCTGTATTGGAGGTGTACAAAATGGATGCTAATAGTTTGATTCAGGCTATTTCTAACGTGGGTTTCCCCATTGCCGCGTTCTTGCTGATGTGGTATCAGTGCAACACCGTTGTTAAGGAGAACACGGCGGCTATCACCGAGATGCGGCTAGCTCTGGACGACATCAAGAAGGAGAGTTAACCAATGGGTTGTTATATCATTTTCGCCCAATCTATCACAAACGCACGCGCGTTCCTGCTGGCTGATTTGTGCGCTCGTTTGGGCATTGCCTATTATAGCGACTGGGCCGACGCCGACCACACGCGGCAGTGCTGCGCAGTGGGCCCAGTCACCAAAGGAGACAAAGACCTTGTCATTAAGTGTCTGGGACATGACACATATGTTGTAATGGAGGCAACTAAAGTTGAAAATCAGTGAAAAAGCGGCCCTCGCAATGGCCGGATACACCAAAGCAGAAATTGAAGCTATGGAGCAGCCCACACCGCAGCCCGCGCCGCAGCCCGTCCCGCAGCCCGCGCCGCAGCCCACACCGCAGCCCGCGCCGCAGCCCGTCCCGCAGCCCGCGCCGCAGCCCGCGCCGCAGCCCGTCCCGCAGCCCGTCCCGCAGCCCGCGCCGCAGTACGACGGCCTCGAAACCCTGCTGCAGCAGCTTTTGCAGGGTCAGCAGACTACCGCGCAGGCAATGCAGACTATGACCCAGACGTTGCAGGCAAACGCGCTGGGCCTTGGCATCCAGCAGCAGCCGACGGCCAACGCCGACACGGTGACGGCCCGAATTATCGATCCGACTTATGGGAAGGAGGTAAAGTAACATGCCCCTTGGTATGGGTTTTGTGGACATTGCCGCAATTTTGACCGAGATCAACAAAATGGCCACTGGCCAGGAGCTGACGTCGCCCATCGTGGATACGTCTAGTTTCGTTTCCGTCGCGCAAGCCACGCTGCTGACCGGCCCCGACAACTACACCAAAGCGATCAGTCAGGTTCTGGGACGTACCATTTTTGCCGTCCGCCCCTACGATGCCCCGCTGAAGCGCTTGCAGGTGACCGGCGACGAATGGTCGAATCATGTGCGGAAGATCAATTTTTGCGACACCGACCCCGTCACCGATAAGGTGTGGGAGCTGGAGGACGGCCATAGCGTGGACATGTACGAAGTCCACAAGCCCAAAGTCCTCCAGACAAACTACTATGGGCAGACCAATTACAGCCGCGTTTATACCCAGGCAGACACCCAGATGGAGGCGGCATTCAAGGGACCCGAGGAACTGGCGCAGTTCTGGTCGTCCTTCGTGCTGCACCTGTCGAACCAGATCGAGGCGGACCGGCGCAACCTCGCCAACAACCTGATGGCCAACCATCTGACCGGCATGACTATGACCAGCCCGCACAGCGTTGTGTATCTGCTTGATGAGTACAACGCCCAGCAGGGCACCACGCTGACAGTGCAGGACGTCTACAAAGAAGCGAATTTCCCCGGCTTCGCCAAGTATGCTTATGGTCGCATCAACGATATTTCCCGCCTGATGAAGGAACGGTCCATTAACTGGCACCAGAATTGGAAGATCGGCGACACGACGTACAACATTATGCGCCACACTCCGTATGATCGCCAGCACCTTTATCTGTACAGCGGCACGCAAAGCCAGATCGACGCCCGAGTGATTCCCGAAGTGTTCCACGACAATATGCTGAAATACCGCGACGCCGAGCAGGTCACGTTCTGGCAAAACATCGACAAGCGCGAGACCATCTCCGCAACGCCTGTTGTGACCGGTGTCGACGGTGTGGCAACCAAAAATAAAGCGGTTCAGCTGTCCAATGTGTTCGGATGCCTGCTGGACTGGGATGCCATCGGGTACACTCCGAAGCTGTCCCGCGTGGTTCCTACGCCTATGAACGCTCGTGGCCTGTACACGAACTTCTGGTATCACTACGGCTGGTCGTGGTACGATGACTTCACCGAGAACGCCGTTCTGTTCCTGATGACCGTCAAAGACGTCACCAACCCGAGCTCTGCCAGTGCGGCAAGAGCGCCCACCCTGAAAACCACCACGCACAAGGACGCAGACCCCTCTATGTCCTGACCAGCACCGGCGGGCATTGCCCGCCGGTTATTTTATAGGAGGTGCAATATGCAAGCTACCTTTTATCAGTTTGCAAAGCGCACAAACAGCACAAAGCGGCCCAGCGGTGGGCAGGGGTTCGGAATCGACCTTAAAGCCCCTTGCAATATCATTGACCCAGAGATCAAAATTGCGACACAGAGTGACCCAACGGGGTACAATTATTGTTACCTTCCCACATTTAGCCGGTATTACTGGGTTAAAAACTGGACGTATGCTGACGGCCTCTGGATGGCCTCGCTGACTGTTGACACGCTGGCGAGCTACCGCGATCAAATCGGCAATTCTACTGAATATGTGGTGAGGTCGTCGGCAAAGAACGACCCTAAAATTGTAGATAATTTGTACCCCACCAAAGCGACGATTACCACAAGAACCCTCTATGCAAATTCTACGCCCTTCACGGATGACCCGGAAAGCGGCAGCCAAGGTTTTTTTGTTGTTGTTGTCAATGCCCAGGGGTATGTATCTTTTGGCGGCGCCATTTATCTTGCAATGAGCGGGACCACATTTCAAAAGCTGATGGCAGCTCTTTTGCAAAATACTGATTATTTGAATATTAGCGCAGATGAGATCAGCAGTAACTTAACTAAAGCGTTGTTCAATCCTATTCAGTACATTTCAAAAGCATTTTGGATACCCTGTGGCAACACCGCTATTGGCACCCCCATCCATGAAATCCCCGTGGGGTGGTGGAAAATGCAAAATATCGGAAACGCTTATGTAATAGCGAATAATAATGACAAGCAGGTTTTTTCGTTCAGCATTTCGACCCCCCATCATCCGCAGCACATTACAAGAGGCGTTTATACAGATGGGGCACCCTATTCCGAGTATACATTGTATTGCCCGCCCTTTGGGGAAATCAAATTAAATGCCAACCTGTTTGTGTTGCAAAGCACGTTGTATTGTAGATTAACTGTCGATTACCGCACCGGTGATGCAATACTGGACTTGTCCTTTAATAAAGATTTCAACACCATTTTCTTTTCCACGTCGGGCAACGTCTCGGTACCTGTGCAGCTGGCGCAGATCGCTACCAATGTGAATGAATTGGCAAGTTTCGGCGGACTGGTTCAAACAGCCATCGGTGCTATTGCAGGCGGTATTGAATCCTTTTTTGGCGGGGGCGATATTACCAATGGTATTGCCTCTGGTGCCCAGCAAATGACCGTTTCGAGTCAATCAAAAGGAGGAGGGGCCAGCGTCGCCAAATATGGCATCACACCATATTTGACAGGGGCTTTTTATGATCTGGTTGACGACAATAACGAGCACCACGGAAGACCCCTGTGTCAGCGGGTGCAGCTGTTCAGTATCCCGGGATTCATCATGGTAGACGACCCCGACATTGCATTAACCGCGACTGCCGCCGAGATTGACAGTGTTAAAAGTTATATGAAAAATGGATTCTTTTTAGAGTAGGAGGCATAAACAATGGCAGTATATAAACAGTGCATTACTGATGTATCACCGATCAGAGTGACCGCCGGTTATCCTGCGTACTCTGACGGCAGCCCCCACCGGGGCATTGACACCGTCCACGGCAACCACAAAGCCTACGCGCCCGAGGCGGGCGTTGTGGTTGTGGCCCAGCACTGGAATGGTAGTACATCTGGTGATCAGTCGTGGGGTAACATGATTAAAGTGCGAATGGCCGACGGCACGACATGGCGTGCCGCACATTTTGCCTCGCAAATTTGGAACGTGGGTGACACTATTTCCAAGGGGCAGTTCATCGGCACACAGGGCGATACCGGCTACGTTACGGGCATTCACACACATTGGGAGTATGCCGATGCCGCTGGAAACCTAAGGGACCCGTCCAGCATTATCAGAATCCCCAATCAGGTCGGCACATGGGAAGTAGAATGGGACTCGGGTGGAGGCCCTGACCCTGGTCCCGGGCCGGGTCCCGGGCCGGGTCCCGGGCCGGGTCCCGGGCCGGGTCCCGGGCCGGGTCCCGGGCCGTGGCC